GTGTTCTTGGATCTGTTGCCTCTGATTTATTTCAAAGAATTAAAAGTGGAACTCAACAAGGAATAGAAACTGTTGGTGGTCTCTACGATAATTTAAGAAATGCTTTTAAAGGTGAAAGTCAATTTACTGTTCCACAAGCTCAGGGAGGTATTTTTGAAGGTCAACCTATTCAAACAGGTCCTCAGTTTCCTTACAATTTTGAAACAGTAATTAAACCTAGACCTGAACCACTTCAACCAAGTGAAATGTCTCAAGAACAGTTTATGGAATCATTTCCAGAACTATATTCTCAAAATCCTTTATTTAAACAACAAGAATACAAGCCATTTAGAGTAAGTGATATGGATGTGTCAGGCGTTATGGCTAGTAATGCAGGTCAAAATATTATCGGTAATTTACAAAATCTACAAAATTTAGCTCAACAATATAATTTAAATAATATTCAATTTGATCCCTTTAATCCAAACAGAATAGGGTACAAAGATCAATTTATGTTTAATAATACTCCTGTTAATTATAATATAGGAATTGGTGATCAAGGGCTACAAGGTGGAATACAATTTGCATTTAAAAAGGGTGGAAGTGTAGACAAACACTCTGGTTTAGGATATAAACTTAAATAAATGAAATTATTTAATATTATTATAAACTTATTTAAAAGAAAGGTAGATAAAGATCCCCATGAAGAACATTGGGGAATAGGTGCATCATGATTGAAATTACAGATGAATTGAGAGCTAGGGTCACTTCTGCGGAAGGAATTGTTGACCACGTTTATTTAGACAGTTTAGGAAAAGCCACGATAGGAATCGGACATCTTATTCAGCCACATGAAAGAGATAGATTCCCTGAGGGAAAGAAAATTTCTAGAGAAGAGATAGATGAACTATTTGATTTAGATTTAAATAGGGCAGCAGCAGGAGCTGAAGTGTTAATACAAGAGTGTGTTGGTCACGATTTGCCTACTCACATAGAACACGTAATCGTGGAAATGGTTTTCCAGCTAGGAACTCAAGGTGTTCGAAACTTCTCCAAAATGTGGAAAGCCATGAGAGTCAAAGACTGGAAGACAGCCTCATTAGAAATGAAAGACTCGAGGTGGCATAAGCAGACAACGAAACGCTGCGAGCATCTAGCTGAAATAGTAGCTAATACTTAAAGAGTTCTTCTTATAAAATTAGGAAGAGCACCCTCTTCTTTAAACCAAGCGTAAGCTGCTTGCCAGTCTTTTTTATATTCTGCTTTTAAGAAGTCTTTGAACTCTTCTTCTTTTTCATCATCACTCTTAAAAAAATTTAAAAAGTGATCTTTTGCTTTATTAGTTAAATTAAACATTATTATCTCCTTGTTATTTCAAGGGGAATATAATGTTATTTTTTAGTTTTACTTGTGCTTTTTAAAGTTTTCTGATGTGACTCCAATGCATCCCACACTTCCACAGCAGACCAATGAGCTAAAACACATTTTGAGATATCTTCGTGTAAGACCTTGAGCCAACTGATATCCATTTTAACTGATCTACCTTTGTTTTTATATACGTGTTCTGCCTCATCGTGAGTCATAGACAGGTTTAATTCACCATTGTTGTAGGTTATTCTCATTTTGCTTCTCCCCAATTGTTTCCTATTGCTACATCGACTTTGGAAGGAACACTCATTTCAATTGTGTTTTCCATGATATCGATAACTTTTTTCTCCACTTCAGGATCGCCATTAAGACTAATAGCTAATTCATCGTGAATTTGAATCATAGGATTGATACCTTCTTTATCTAAATCAATCATGGCTTTCTTTGTTTGATCAGCCGCTGACCCTTGTATCAACCTATTTAAAGCTTTATACGTCCCTGATCTTTTCAAAGGAGTATATTCGCCATACTCTTCTTTGGCTCTATCCAAAGGATAAGCCCTATAAGAACCAAATGCTTTTGGCTCCCATAATTCAAAACGACATCTTCTACCTAAAAATGTCTTTACTGCTCCTTTTTTCTGAGCGTGTTCTGATACTGCGTCAGCCAACTGCCTAACAAAAGGAACTCTGTCATTGTATTGTTTAATTAAAGACTTACCTTCCTCAGGATCAATACCTAATTGATCAGATAACTTACCTACACCCATGCCATAAAATAGCCCTAAATTTATGGTTTTAGCGCTCTTACGAGGTATGTTTCCTATTTCAGCCATGATTGTATGGAAATCTGTTTCTTTATCTTCGTTGTATGCTTTAACAATCTTTTCAGCACCTTCTAACTTTACGATGTTTGCATAGTGGCTCACTAATCGTGGTTCTTGCTGAGAGTAGTCAAAAGAGCCCCATTTCTCTCCCTCTTCAGGTAAAAACAAACCTCTAACCAAAGAACCTATTTTAACATCAGACTCAGCGTCATCCTTTGCAGGAATTTGTTGCAAGTTAGGATTAGAATAACTAAATCTACCTGTCAGCGTACCACCGTTTTCTGTTCGTAATTGATTGACGTTCGCATGAATTCTACCGTTGTGTTGATACCTTTCTATCGTATGAAGGAACGTGGTCCGTGCTTTGTTAAAGTTTCTGGCCTGAACAATTGCTTTTGGTATAGGATGAGGATGAAACTCTAAAAAGCTTTTTGTAAAAGAAGGATTGCCTTTATCTGTTTTAGGATAATCAATTTTACATTGATCAAAAACTGTGGCTATAGAACGAGCAGCCCATATATCACACTTTAAACCTGTCTCTCCAAATATAAACTTCATCAGTTCATTTTCTTTTTTTATGAAAGACTTCTCTGCTTTTTTTAAATTTTCTAAATCAACTCTAACACCTTTCTTTCTCATTTTCATAAGAATAGGTATTAAATCAGTCTCTAAATCAAAAACAGTTTGTAAATCTTGTTGAGCTATTTCAGGTTTTAATCTGTCCCAAAGCTTTAAACATAAAACAGCGTCTTGTTCTGCGTATTCACCTACGTACTGAGAAGGTATTTTAAACATTTCACTTTTAGGATTAACACCCCATTGTGCTGCTGTTTCATTTAAAAGAAACTCGTTTTTACTTTCAGCTAAATATTCTTTTGAAACTGCATTTAAAGAATAACTATATTTATTTTCATTTATCAAAGGAGCAGCGATCATGGTATCGATAATTCTACCGTTCCATTTAACGCCCTCAGCTTCTAACCAACCAAAGTCATAGGTGGCGTTGTGAGCTATCTTCTCTCCCTCTCCTGATAACATTTCATTTAGCCAGTCAAACACGACTCGTGGATCGTGGTTAAATCCTGTTTCATGTCGAATAGGGTAGTATCCTTTCCAACCCTCTACAGCAATAGCGACACCAATGATTTCTCCGTCATTTGTAGCCCAACCTGGACCCTTGTCTATGATGTTTGGATCCTTTGTTTCTAAGTCTATTGCTATTTTATCTGCGTCTTTAATATTAGGAAAATCCATGGGTGGAACCCATTCAGATTTCGGTTTAAACATTCCGATCTGTTTACTCATATTCTATATGCCTCCCGCTTTTGTGGCGTTATTATGTATAAGTTTTCTTTTGCTCTAGAGAAAGCGACATAAAAAAGTCTATGCTCATTAATAGGATTAGTTCGATACTCTTCATAAGCCATTTTTCCTATATCTAATGAGACAATAACATTATCTGCTTCACCACCTTTTTGTTGATGAATAGTAGACAAAGTCACTCTTGGTTCTAATGCTAAATCTTCACCTCTTGTTTCTAAGTTCTCTAAGTATGCTTTTGTTTCTGTATTGATTGTTGTCATTACATCAGTCCAAGGCGTACCAAACTCAGCCAATAATCCAAAATCATCTTTTAATTCTTTGAAAGATAATTTCTTATCAGGAAAAGCTTTTCTTTGTTCTGCAACAAGTTTTTTATTACCACGAGCAACAAACTCTTTTCCTAAACACTTGTATAAATTTTCTACTAATCGTATTGGCACTTGATTACTTTCTGATCTCATCAAATCTTTCCAAGTTAGAATACCATTTCTTTCCTTACTTCCAACAGAATATCTATATTTATTATCTTTTAATTTAACTCTAAAAAAAATATTTTTCTTTCTCATGACTTCTTCCATGTCATCACGAATACTTCTTGTTCGACCCATAATTAACCATGAACCTTCATCCATGTTTAAATGAAACATTCCTCTAATAAATTCTACAGAACCGTCTCTGTTAGCAGGAAACCATTTAATATCATCATATCCTATTATCTGTTCTTCAACACGATTAACAATCTCCCAAACTTTTCTTGGAACTCTTTTCGA